GTCTGCGACATCGATGGGGGCAGAAAAACCGCCGCACGGCCAGCAGACTACGCACGTAGAAGACTGAGGGTTCGGTCATCGGACCGGGGTTCGATTCCCCGCATCTCCACGGATTGAAAGCCGCCAGAAATGGCGGCTTTTCCTTTATTTCCAACGGTTTGCGACTGTTGCCAATGTTTATCGAGATTACGAAAATCACGTCGTTTTCTAAAAAATGTTGCCAAAATGTTGCCACGGAACAAGCCCCCGAACAACAAAAGCCCCTCCCCCAGCCATAGCTGAGAGAGGGGCAAATGTTAAAAAACGGGTGTAAAAAATTCCACGGACACTACAGTGCCGCAAATTTTTCCACACCCGAGTTTGAGTTTCCGGCGCGAGTTTGAGTTTCGCGCCAGAAAATTAATCACGGTTAAGTGTTGTGCCTGAAACAGGTGCAACACTTATTTTTCGTCGGAACCGTCCATGACGGTGATCCTGAGCTTGTCGAGCTTGGCCTTGACGGCCTTCTCGACCGCGGCGGCGATCTGGTCGGGGTCGGCGCCCTTGCTCTCGGCGAGGGTCTTGACCGCCTCGGTCAAAGCCGCCACCTGCGTGACCAATTGACTGGTCTTCGCATCGATGCCGGCCACACGGTCGCCCAATTTTGCGCCGCCCTGCACCGGCTGTTCGACCACGAGGTTGCCCAAGGCGGACGCGTGGGTGTTCCTGTCCCACTGCGAGAGCCTGAACAGCTCCTTCTTCGTGGCGTTCGCGGCCGCGTCCGTGCCCTGCAGGCGATCACGCATCAGGACGCCGTTCTGTCGAAAATTCCACACGTCTTCTGCCGACATGTCGTCTCCTCCTAATAATTCGTTTGCTCTTTTGATGATCTTGTCCACCGGCAGCGCGTTGACGCACCTGTCGGGGCACCCGTAGTGGTCGGTGCCCGGCACCTCGCGGTGCAGGACGATGTTGCCGTGCCGATTGCCGCTGGCGTCGTGCCAGAGGGTTTTCCACCCGTATCGGCGGGCGATGTCGGCGCACAGTCTGGCGCTGGCCTCGACCTCCGCATCGGTGACGGGAATTCCGCCCATGCCGCCCTCGTGCTCGATGGTGATGCCGCTGCAATCGGATTGCCAGTTGGCGTCGGCCCACGAGCCGTTCGCCTCGTCCACCCACTGGTAGACGCTGCCGTCGCCGCCGACCCCGTAATGGCTGGCGGCTTGGAAGCTGGAGCGCATGAAGCACGAGTCCGTGCCGGCCAATCGGCCGACCATGATATGCAGGGTGATGTGGTCGACATGCAGGCCATTACGCCCCTGGTAGTGGTTCGGACTGCCGCGCCATAGTGCGAAGCCTGCGCCGGTCACTGGACGTCACCGCCCGGCACAAAGTCGGAGTCTGCCACGGTGTTGTCCGTGTCCGTCGATTCGGCCGATTCGGCGGCAGTCTTCGGCGTGGTCTTGGCCACGGCTGCCGCGGCGCTCAGGGCCGCGTTCTTCGCGGCGCTGACGCCGTGGACCACGCCCTCCTTCTTCAAGGCGTCCACGAGCTGTTGTCCCGCGAGGCTCGCGGACGTGATGTTCTGGTTCTTCCACCAGCCGTAGATCGTGCCCGCGATGCCGATGACGCCGAAAACCGAAGCGCTCACCTGCTCGTCCGTGAATGGCAGCGGATTGATTCCGGCCAGACTGAGACCGGCGTTGACCAAAGCGTAGAGGGTGACAACGATGGTCACGCCGGCCTTGACCCGTTCGCCGGTCAATCCGGGAAGATTGGTGGTTTGTTTTTCGTTGGCGTGTTCCGCCATGATTGCCTCCTTAGATATGGCAAAGGCCACCTCCGAGGAGATGGCCTTGAAAAATGATTGTCAGCGCAGGTGCGCGCCGTGGTTGAAGACGAGGACGAGCGCACAGAGGATGCAGAGGATGCCGATGGACGTCATCGCTCCTCCAAGGTCTCGGGTGCGACATCCGCGCGCAATTCGTCCGGCAGATGCGGCTTCGGATGACGTTTGAGGAATTCCGGCTCGATGATCTCGCAGAACAAGCCAAGCCAATGGAAAAGGTCGCGGGTGTAGGCCGCTAGGGCGAAATATTTCCGCTGCTGCGATTCCAGGTGCTGTATTTGTTCCTCCTGCGATTCGACCTGCTCGCGCAAAGGCTTGATGACCGAATCGGTCAGGATGTCGCATGCCTGGGCGGCGATCTGCGCGGTGTCCTTGCGACGGCTGGAGACGGCACCGATGATGGCTCCCACTCCCCCGCCGCCGACCAATGCAACTATCACCGCCGTCCAGAATTCCTGGCTTGAGAAGAGGTCGAGCGGTGGCATCAGTCCTCGGCTCCGTCACTGCGCCATGTCTTGATTTCGGTGACTTGTGCGAGCCGCTCGACGGTGATCGTCCGCGAGTCCTTGGTGTCCATGTCCGCGATGGTGGCCTCGGCGGCCTGACGGTCCGTGAAGGTCGCGGTGACCCCACGCGAATAGTCGCACCACGTCTCCCCGTCCGAGTCCTTGTGGTCGAACGTCAGCCCCAAGCGCAGCAGTTGGCGGATGAGGCTGCCTTTCGGCGGTCTCAGGTCGAGGATGCCGTCATCCACCTTCGCGGTCGTCTCTTCTGCATTGTTGTCAGACATTGTGTCCTCCTTTTGTTTTGTTAACGTGTGACAATTTCGTGGCCGTCGATGTAGAGCGCTCCTGCTTTCGGTCCGGTGGCCAAAGTGTGATTACCGGCCCACTTGATGCTCCAGCCCGCGGCGGAGAGTTTTAAACCCCAGCCCTGGTCGTTGGTGAACTGCAGGCCGCCGGAGCCGATGGCAATCTTGCCGAATTTCACGGTCTCGATGTTCAACCCACCCGAAGCCGAGCATTCGATGCTCGACCCGTCCGGAGCGGTGATGCCGACGCCGGACTTGCCCACCTGGATGTGGTAGGTCTTCGACGTGTCGGCGGTGGGCTGGACGGTGATGTTGATGCCATCCTGCGAAAGCGACAAATAGCCACTGCCGGTGCCGTCATCACCAGTCACCTGGAATCGATGCTGATTGATGCGCGTCAGGAGATTGCCAGAAGCGTCGAGCAGGTCGAAAGTGCCGTTGGTGTTGACGAGCGCGGAAACGCCGGTGAACTTGCCGTTTGACCGTTTGCCGACGCGCACACCGGACGTGGTGAAGTTGATGCAATCCTCAAGGCTTCCGACGCGGGATTGCGCGTCGGTCGCGTGCGAGTCGGCGGTGTTGGCCTTGTTCTGCGCGTTCTGCGTCTCCACCTTGGTTGCGAACTTCACGTCCAGGCTGTTGTTGTTCTGGGTGATTTTCGACGAGATTTCCTGCGTGACACCAGTCTTGGTGGCATACGTGCTGGATACGCTGCTGGTGATGTCCTTCTTCGTGGCCGTGATATCCGACTTCGTAGCCAGACCCGACCCGTCGGAACCCTTGTAGGATTGCACCACACCCAAGGCCACGCTCTTGGCCGTCTGGTCGACATACGACCTTGTGCTGAGCGTGTCGTAGGCGAGGTCCTGCGCGGTGCCCTCCGTGGGCTCCGCGTCCTGTATCCTCGTGCCACCGCAATTCGGACCATCCTGCCACGACTTGTAGTCACCCTGCAACGTGTAATGACCATTCCAATACGCCCACGGCATGTACGCCCAGATGTCGCACGTGGTGGAACTGAACGCCATCACCTTGACCTTGACATCATCCGCATTGCGGATACGGCTCACGCTCACGCCGAACGCGCCCGTGGCGGACGTGGTGGACTGCCATCCGTCCTTGACGAAGATCTCGAACTCCGCATTCTGACCGGCATAACCGTTGAACCCGTTGCCGGAGTACACGTGCAGGAGGACGCTCGAAGCGTCTCCATTGCTGGTGAGATAGCCGAGTTTCACCCACTTCGCCTTGCCATTCGCGCCACCCAGTGTGAACGTGCGGGTCGCGCTCTTCCGCAATGCCTCGGTCGCGGTCTGCGTCGTGTAGGTGTTCGCGACTTCGCTTTTGATCGATGACGCGGTCTGGCTGATGCTGGATTGCATGTCGGAGCGGGTCGGATAATCGCCCTTCGGCTGATACGACTGCGCCACAGTGGTTTTGAAGCCGCTGAGATTCTGTTCCAAGCTGCTGACGCGGCTCACGTCGGCCTTGCCGTCGATCTTCTGCGACAGGGTCGTGTTGATCTTGTCGGCCTTCTGGCTGACCTGGCTGATGGTGGTCGTGTTCCCCGATGCGGTCTTGGCGACCTCCTGCACCTTGCCGGTGATCTCATTCGCCTTCTGTGTCAAGGCGGAATTCGTGGCGTAAGAGCCCATACCGTCCTTGGACTGGTATTTCTCGCTCACTTCGCCGCGAATCTGATTCGCGGTCTGCGTCAGCTGGGATTGGGTCGCATAGGAGCCCATGGCGGACTTCGGCTGATAAGTGTTGGCCACGGTCGTTTTGAACCCGTTGAGGTTCTGTTCGACGGAAGCCACACGGTTCGATGTCGCGGCGGCCTCGGTGATATCCCGGAACGAGACATCGTCCCACATGATCACGCCATTGTTCTGGTGCATCACCTCGATCATGACCGAAGTGATCGAACCGTCCGCCGGGCAGGTCCAGTCGACATATGTCGCTGACCATGATGTCGATTTGCTGCACGGGGCCTCGGCGATAAAGCTTGTATCGGTTTTCATCAATCGGAGCTTGTCACCACTCGGATTGACGTTTGACGGAACCGAACCAAACCATGCGCAGTAGCCTGCCAGACGGTACGTGCGTCCGGGAGTCACGGTTATCGCGGTCGAGGTTCCGGCATCGCCTTTGGCATGGGTCAACGGGCATCGGTAGTCGCCGGTGGCGGCGTCTCCGACCAGAACATGCGCTCCGTGATAGAACGATGCGTTGGAAAGCCGGAACGGGGCTTTGAGTCCCTTCCACCATTCGGTCGATTCGAAACCACCGTCGGTGATAAGGTTATCGCCTGCCAGTGCCGCGTTCACGAGGTTCGCGGTCTGACTGACGGTGGTCTTGTTGCTGTCAGCGGTGCTCTTGGCCTCGTTAGCAGTCTTTACGGTCGCATCGAGCGTCTTGGCCTGTTCAGTGATCTTAGTGGACAAGCCGTTAGCGGTCTGTTCCACTGTAGTGGCTTTGGACATGGCACCGGAAGCGGTCTGGGATACCTTGGATACTTCAGCTGTGATGCTGTCGGAAGTCTGCTTCAGCGCACTGGTTGTAGCGTAAGCTGACATCCCGTCCTTGGGCTGATAGGTCTTAGCGACAGTGGACTTGAATCCATCGAGATTCTGCTCCAGAGAAGAGACTCGATTCACAGCACCATCAGCAGTGGTTTTGACCTGTGAAATGGTCTGCTTATTACTGTCAGCGGTACTCTTAGCCTCATTAGCGGTCTTGGTTGTCGCATCGAGCGTCTTGCCTTGGGCTGTTATCCTGGTGGACAAGCCGTTAGCGGTCTGTTCCACCGTGGCGGCCTTGCTCATCGCGCCGGAAGCGGTCTTCGACACCTCCGACACCTGCGCCTTGATGGAATCCGCGGTCTGCATCAATTCCGACTTGGTCGAATAATCACCAGCGGGCTGGAGGTCTTCCGGTGCGGGACTCCAATCCGTGGCCTTGGACCCCTTCTCGGCCTTGATCCGCCGCCACCTGAACTTCCCGGACGCAAACCAGTCGCATCGGATGCCGAGCTGAAACTTTCGGTTCGCGGTATTCGATTTTCGAGCTTTGTTCGTCCGGGACAGATGATAGACGGCATTCACAGGTGTTTGCCGAGTCAAGAGCGAATCGGCGAACACGTTGAACACGTCACTCCACGATCCATCCACAGTACCCTGTGTGCAGGCTAATGCGGTATGCCCGCCAGTGCTTGCGACATCCGCAAATTCGATGTCGATCTGAGTGGTGTAGTCCGCACCTTCCGCAAGGCCATCGGGAGTGTCGACGACGGCAAGGACCTTGCAGAAGTTTGAGGCATTCGGTGTTATCACAATCCAATCGGACCAATTGCCGGAAGTCCCCTTTATCAGATTCGTCCCACCGACAGACAGCTTGTCGAGATCGTCCTTGGTGGTGTACGTCTGGCTGACGGTCGTTTTGAAACCGTTCAGATTCGCTTCGAGACTGGTGGCCTTGTCCACCGCGCTCTGGGCGGTCTTCGCGGTCGACGAAATACTAGCGCTCAAAGAGTCCGAAGTGGCCTTCAGGCTCGTCCGGGTCGCATACGTGGCGTCGGCCTGCGCCTTGGACTGATAGTTCTTCGACAGGTCCAGACTCACGCCGTCGGCGGTCTGCTGGGCCTTGGAAGCGGCGGTCACGGCACCATCGGCGGTCCGTCTGACCGAGGACAGCGAGGAGGACAATGATTCGCTCGTGGCCTCCAATTCGGCCTTCGTGGAATACTTCAGATCCGCGTCCTTCGCGCTCGTGTAGTCGGACGTGAGCGTGCGTTTCACGCCGTCGGCGGTCTCCTGGGCGCTGTTGGCTTTCTCCACCGCCCCTTCCGCCGTGCTTTTCACGGACGTGATGGACGAGCGCAGGCCGTCGGCGGTCTGCTCGAGCTCGGTCTTCGTGGAATACTTCAGTTCCATGTCCTTCGTGCTCGTGTAGTCCTCGCTCAGCGTGGTTCTGATGCCGTCCGCGGTCTGCTCCACCCGCGACGCCTTGCTCAACGCGTCCGACGCGGTCTTCGCGGTCTGCGAGACGGTGGACGAGATGCCGGTCACGGTCTGTTTCAATTCGGTCATGCTTTTGACCGTCGTGTCGCCACGGGTGATCTCGCCGGTCAGCCGCTGGTCGAATTCCTTGAGCTGCGTCTGCTGTCCATCGACGGTGCCCTTGATGTCCGTAATCCGACCGGCCAGTTGATCGCCTTTGCCGGACAGGCCTGACACGCGCGCGTCCAGATCGCCCACGCTCTTGTCGAGCTCGGCCTTGCCGGCATCCACCCTCTGCGAGAGCTTGTCACCGTCGGCCTTGATCTGATCCGTCTTCGCGTCCACCTTGGCGATGCCCTCCTTGAGCGCCGTCGTCTGCGATTCCAGATCGGACTGCGCCTTGTCGGCCTTCGCATCCACGGCCGCAATCGCCGTGTCGGTGGCCTTCTTGTTCGCGTCCACCTCGGCCTGCAGATCAGAGCGCGCCTTGTCGGCTTTGGCGGCGGCATCCTGCGCCTGCTTGCGCGCGTCGTCGATGCCCGCCTGGGCGTCCTGACGGATCTGCTCGCCCTGTCTGATAGCATCATCCGCCTTCGCGGCGGCGTCATCGGCGGCCTTCTGCGCGTCCCGCGCGGCCTTGTCGATTCCGCTCGTGTCCACGAGCGGCAATTGATTGCCGTCCTGGTCGATGCGGTTCGCGCCGTCCTGCGCGCCATCGCCGATGATGACGTCCGTGTCACCGCCTGTAGGGATGCGCACGGTGCCGACCTTGTGCGTCTTCTGAGTCAAGGCCAATCTCATGGCCTTCATCCCAAGGCTCAGGCCGAGGACATTATCATCGGGATTCAATTCGACATGAGAAGCCATGCGTACCTCCGAAAAATTCAGGCCATGGGATCCTCCATGGCGTCGAAAATCAAGCTCACTTTGTCCGATTGGTCGCCGCTCATCTGCATGAGACGGCACTCGTAGACGCCGTCGGAAAGCGATGGGAAGCCTTGGATGTCGAGACGCATGGTCTCGCCCGGCCAAAAGCTCCCGAGTGGATGCAATGGCGTGCCGTCCACGCTCACGTCATTGGCGTGCAATTCGCCTTTGATCTGCATGAGCGGCGCGTGATTCGCGGCAAGGACGCCGTCTGCATGCTGGCGCAGCAGGTTCGCGTCGGCCGCGTCCGTGTCGCTGTAGGTCATCTCACGGAGCGGGAATGGCTCATGGTCTCCGCTCACGAGGCGCAGGTCCTCGGACAGGTGGCAGAGCTGCGCCTTGTCCGTGCCCGAGCCGGACGCGTAGACGCGGTGCACAGCACCCAAATGGTCGATGGTCATGTTTTCCAAGGTGCCGCCATACGGCGAGCTGGAAAGCTCGATAATCGTGTCCTGCGCGATGTTCGGATCCGCGTCACTCCCGGCGAGGAAGTCGAAGCGGATGGTATCGCCGGAGAGTTTCGGACGCAATTGCAGGTCGGGCCCGTTTTCGACGTTGGCGATCTTGTCCCACACGTCGGAGCATTTGAGATTCTGGATGTCCCAGCTGTCATATTCGCGCTGGTGCGAGCCTTTTTCGCCCCTGTAGTGCCAGTCGATGGGCAGTCCGCCGCCCGGCTTGGCATTGGTGCACAGCCACCCCGCCTCCGCCGCGATGGCGCGCAAGGAGAGATTGCTGAAGTTGATGACGTCGGTGCTGGTGCTGCCATTGGCAGTGCCGTAGACTCCCTCGCGCACCAGATACCGGTCGCCCAAGAGCCCGTAAATGCTCGTCAGGCTGAAGTCGGTGTCGAGTGGCCCGTCCTTGCGTTGTCCGATGAGGCCGCACAATATTGGTGTGCCGATGGCATCCTCCGAATCGAGCGGACTCGTCCAGCAGAGTGCGACGCTGCGCCGGTCTGGCGCGAGGAGCCGTGAGCGTTCGCCTGGCGAATTGGCCGGCACCGCCGTCCACGGCACCTTGAGACCGCTCACCTCGTCCTGTCCCACACCCTTGGATTTCGTGGTCGAGAAACTGGAGTCGGACACGCTGACCGACCAGCTGAAATTCGGCAAGTCGATTGGACACAAGAGCTGTCCGCTGATCGTATCCACGATATACGCGCGCCAAGCCATGAGTGCGCCTCCTTAGCCGACGTTCACGCCACGGTCCCACACCTCGAGCGTGCGGCCGGGATAATTCTCCTTGCCGTCGCTGTGACAGATGAAATAGACGTTCTCGCCCCACGTGACGCGATGGTTGCGGGTGCGCACGATATGCCATCCGGCCTGCAATTCGACCAGCGCATTCAAATGCACCTGCTGCCACGCGCGGGACACTTGGAATTGGCCGCCGCCACCGGAGACGTCCTGCCCGTCGACCTGAAAGCCGACATACCAGCAGGCCATCTGTGTGGCGTCCTCGGTGGGCTTCTTGGGATTGTCGTGTCGGCAGGCGGCCGCCGTGGCCGTGTACCTGAGCTCCACCAGCCTGTCGGTCGGCAGATAAAAGCTGGTGTCCTGCTCGAAATAGTCCTTCCCACCGTCGCCCATGTTTGCGGGACCCTCGTAGTTTCGGACGTTACGCGCAATGAGACCCTTGCTCGCGCCGTAGGGCATGGCGTAGCGTTCCGCGCCATCCGTACTGCACGCCTTGGTCTGGGTCATGCCGGCGGGCACGAGCATGGCCGCCAAACGCACCACATCGGACGGCACCTGGTCGAGCGGCACGTCTGGGTCAGCGGCCGGCGTGCCCTGAGTGACGCCGAGCACCACCTGATTGTCCGCATCTCCCTTGTCGAGGTCGTGGGCGCGGAGCCAAATCACGTCGTATCGGCTCAATCCGGCGTTACCGGCGGCGACTGCGGGAGTGGCGCCGCCCGGCCAATAAGCGAGCACCGCCTCGCCCTTCTGGCCGTCAGGCTGAATCAATGCGGTACCGGCGCTCACCGTGTAGGTGAGCCCTGTGCCTCCGGTCACGGTAAGCCCCTGAATGATGCCGTCACTGGCCCACTGGGCGCTGATGATATGCCGATGCACCTGAGGGCTGACGCCCTGCGATTTCGCGTCGGGACGAATGCCTAAAGCCGTGGTCATAAGTGTTGCACCTCCGAATCGGAAAAACGTTTAAATGTAGGTGTCATAGCTTGAGCAGCTGACCCACCCGCTGCCTGCGGTGGCGAGATTGACCGTCAGACTCTTGCCGGCCGGTATCGTCATCCACCCGCGCTGTGATAATCCGCTGGTCACGTCCACGCCGCCCATGGTGGCGGTGCGGGAGCGGGTGTCCAGCAATACTGGTGTGCCAGTGTGGATGGCGCGCGAATAGGCGATGGTGGAATTACGCCCGTCGCACGCCAAGCGGAGCGTGCAGCCATCAGGCCACTCTCCGCACAAGGTGTAGGTCGGATATGCGCGGCTAGTGCCCTGATTCGGCAAGCGCATCACCGTCGCGCCATCCGACGCCACGCCATACTGCAGCGGATATGCCAAGCCACCATTAGCCGCGCCGTAGCTCAAGCCGCCCGACTGCACCACCGACGCGCGAGCCTCACCAGAATGCGCCAAAGACGACAGGCGCTCCGGACGCTCGAAAACGATGGTGATGGTCGAATCGGCGATGCTGCCGGACCGATAGTCAGGCTGCTGGGTAAGCACCATATATCCGCCACTGCAGCAGGTATCCTCGGTGCCGTCGACCACGCGCATCCTGACCTGACGATGCACGAGCCTGCGCACACTGTCCGTCAAAGCGAGCAGCGCGTCACGACTGGAGGCGTTGGCATTCCAATGCAGAGTGACGGTGCGGCTGGCGTAGGAGATGTCATCCTCGCTCACATCATGCCCACCGTCACCCTGCCCTCGCGCCGTCACATTGACTTTCACTGCGGGAGTCGACCACCAGCCCTCGATGCCGCCTTTCGCGATGCACAGGCAGTCAAGGTCGCCCGAGCCCTCGAAGCGCACTGGCTCCAAGCCGGAGGCCGACAATTCCGCAAAATAAGCCACATCAGCCTCCTTTTATCGCAATTGGTGTCGCGCGGTGCGCACGAGGATGCTCGCATCAGCCCATGGATCCGAGCGTTCGGGGATGTTGACGTTGAGGTTCACGGTCCGATCGCCCTTATCTTTGACGTCAGCGCCGAAGACCTTGACGATCTGCTCGCGCGTCAACACGAGTTCGGGCTGCTTGGTCTCGTTGGCCACGAGATGCCGTCCGGGAGGCAGGATGCCGCCGCGATCGTACAGGGTCGGCCTATCGTCTCCGACGATGCCGCCGAGCGCGTAGCCGCCCGCACGATTCATTCCGGCCAACGACCCATACCGATGGATCGCGTAATTGCAGCCGGCATAGATGTTGGCGAGCGGATCCGTGATGCCACGGGACCTGTATTGTCCCGCGTAGGCGGCGAATGTTCCAGGAATGGTCTGCATCAGGCCCTGCGACGGGTGACCGGCCTTGGCGTTGGAATCCCAGTTGTTGATGGCGTTCGGGTTGCCGCCGGACTCCTGATTCATTCGGCGTAGCACGGTGTCGGCCCAGCTTGCTGGCTGGCCCAATTCCTTGAGCACCTGCAGTACGAGGCTGCGCCAGCGTTCCACGCCGCCACCGACCGAACCATGATATTGGCCCGCCTCGGATTTGCTGGTCCACTTGGATGCCAGGTCGGACGCCATCGACTTGACCTTGTCGACAAGAGCCGTAGCGGCACTCACCGGCAGTCTGCCGACCATCTGGCCGAACTGGCCGCCGCTGATTCCCACCACCTGCGATTTCACAGGCGTGAGAATCTTCGACGTGACCCAATCCACAGGATTCTTCACAAAGGCCTGAGCGGTCTTGGACAAATCCTCGATGAATTTCTTCGCTCCGGACGCCGCTTTGCCGGCAGCCTTGCCAATCTTGGAGGCAATGCCACCTTTGGCGAAGCGTTGGACGCCATCAAGACCCATATCCTCACGGACGGCCTGAACACCATGGTGGCGAGCCAAAGCGTTCCAGTGGTAGACGTTCTCCGCGCCTACCGCCTTGGTCCATTCCGGCACCATCCACGCCTCGCCGGGCGAGGTCATGGCCGGAATGGAGTCGACTCCAGGAGCGTAGCCGGGGTTGATTCCTCCGGCCATGCCGCCTGCGGCGAACTTCACCTCGGGCAGGGAGAGTTTCAGTCCGACGGCGCCGGCGACCGAATCCCAGACCTTTTTGATGCCGTTAGTGTAGACGGTGTTGACGACGAAGGCCACCGGAGCCCTAGCGGCCTCCTTGACCTGGTCCCAACTGCTCTTGATCCAATCCTTGGTGGACTGGAACGTCTGGCCGATGGCGTTGACGGCATTGGATATCGGAGATTTGACGTTGTTGTCGAACCATGCGCCGACGCTTCCGAAGATGCCGGTGATACGGTCCTTCGCCGACTGGAATATGCCGGCGAACATGTCGGGGATTCCGATGAAGAAGTCGATTATCGTGGTCGGAGTCAATCCCAACCAGTCAACGATCGCCTGCCATTTGGACTGCACCCATTGGCCTGCCTGGTCGAACCAGCCTCCGACCGTTGATGGAATTCCGGAGAAGAAGTCGCCTATCTTCTGGCCGGTTCCTCCAAACCAGTCCTTGACGCCGTCCCAACGGTCCTCGACCCACTGGGCCGCGCCGTCGAACTTCGACTGGATCTTGACCATCAGGTCGCACCAATTGGTGTTGATCCAATCGCCGGCGTCGCCCCATGCCTTCTTGATGCCGGCAAGAGTGTCCTGCTGGGCTTTGACCTGCGCTGCCGTATTGTCGGCCTGCGCCTGCCCTGCCTCGGAGAACGCGCCTTTGATGCCGTTCCAAGCCTTGACTCCGGCATCGCGTTGACCGGAGCTCATCGAAGCTTGCGCGGAACCGGTATTACCTGCGAACCCCTGCTCATCGGCTTTCTTTCGAAGGCTTCCGAGTTTGTTCATTCCGGTTTTCGCGGCACCCACGGCCATTGATGGCCAGTTCAGCGGATTCAGGTTATGTTCCCATGTGGAGTTCTTGATTCCGAGGAACTTGTTGTTTTCCTGTGCGGCCTTGTACCGTTTCTGGTAGTCGGCGTATGACTTGTCGCCCTCGCTGAAACCGGGAATTTTGTTCAGTTGACTCCATGCCCACTTAGGAGTGCCTTTTTCGATGTTCTTCGCAGCTGAAAGCATTGCGGTTCCACCGGCTGCGATTCCAACCTTGCCGACGGTAAGCTTTGACAGCCATTTCGGAGCCTTCAGCCCGCCGAGGAACTTGCCGAACGATTTCAGCGCGTTGCCAGCGGTCTTGATGCCTTTTCCGGCGATGCCGAAGCCTTTGCCGATATCCTTGGCGACACCGAAGATGTTCTTCAGTATCCTGAAGCCTTTACTACCTAACCACAGGTAGATGGCCGTATCGAAGATGGTGCCCTGCTGGTCAGCGGACAGACCGTTCCACGCCTTCTCGATTGATGCGAGCAGGTCGAGCAGTGGCTTCAGACCAGCAAGCGCCACATTGGCGGCTTTCAAGGCCTTGTTCAAGTTCGACTTGTCGCCATCCTTCGGGGTGTTGAAAAATTCACCCAATCCGGGAAGGTTCTTCAGCACCTCGCTGGCGGAGTCGCGGACGCCGAGGAGGCTGTCTTTGAAGTCGATGAGTGTCTGGCGGTCTGCGTTCTCGAAGGCACGGTTGAACTCGTATGAGAATTCACCGGTCTTGATGAAATCGGTGAGACCTTTATACCCCCACCGAATCCGCTGGTAAGCGTCTTCGATGCCCGCATACGACTTCTTGTCGATGTGGAACGATTCGGCCAGTTTTTCGTTGACTTTGCCGGTCTCAACGAATTCCAACGCTCCGGAGACCGCCTTGGCCACAGCCGAGCCGACATCTCCGAATTTCGCCGTAAAGCTGTTGATGACGCTGCTGATGCGGTCGACGCCGAACGCTTCGATGATCTTCTCGATGGCCTTCTGGACGCGGTTCTTCGCGTTCTCCATCGCAGTGCCGATGCCCTGTGTGGCGTCTTTCGCCTGCGTCGTGAAGCTGGCGTACTGCCCGTAACCGTCCTTATTGAGCTTGACGAGCTCCTTATTGAAGTCCTCGAAGGTGACCTTGCCACCCTTCATCGCCTCATACAGGTCGTTCTGCTTCGCGTTTGCGCCAAGGATGCTCTTGGCCAATTGGTTCATCTGGCCAGGCATTGCATTGACGACACTTCGCCATGCGGCGGCATCGACCTTGTTCGCGCTCAACATCTGGTTGTACTGTTCGATGGCGTTGGCCTGCAGCACTGTGTCTTTGCCGCCGGCCAGGACGGCATTGTTGAACGCCAATGCGATGCTGGTGGCCTCGTCCAGATTCTTGGTCAACGGAGCAAGCTGCTGGACCATGCCGATCATGCTTGATGTGGTGGTCGGCAGGCCGTCGATGCTGGCGCTGATGCGTTTGATGGCTGCGGCAGCGTCATTCGAGTCGTACCCCAAATTCTTCATGACTTTGGGGAAATTGTTCATCGTGTCGGCGCGTTTAATGGCGCCTTCCACATTGCTGCTGATGATGTTTGAGACTTTGCTGAATGCCGACTGCGCGAACCCGCTGATGGCTCCGAACTTCGCGGCTCCCCACGCGGTGAAGAAGCGTTCGGAATCTCCGACGCCCCTTGCGGCAGTGGTAGTGACGCTTGATTGCATGCTACGGAAGGAATTGATGGCATTGCGCGCCGATGCCGCGGCGGACGCGAAAAATCCCGACTGCTTGGAAGTGCTCGCGTTCAGATTCGTCTGAGCGTCGTGGAGCTGCGTCTGAGTCTCTTTCAGGCCTTTGCTGGCGGCTTTGAGTTGTTCCTCAGCCGATGTGACGGCTTCGGTCTTCTGCCTCGCCTTGCTCCTTGCGTCGTTGAGTCGTGCTTGGGCGTTGATGGCCTGTGAGGAGGATTGTCCGCTTTTGACGATGGTTTCCTGCAGTTTGACTTCGGCGGCCTGCACGCGCAGGTCGGCGCTTTTCTGCTCGTCGCGCGCCTTCGCGATCTGCGACGTGCACTGGCTGACCGCCTGCGCGGCCTTCTTCTCAGCCTGCTGCAGGCTCTTGACCTGCTCCGACAGCACGTCACGGCCAGCGGCCTGATTCATGGCGTCGGAGAATTTCTTGCCGGCATTCCGTCCTGCGGAGGTGGCCGCGGCCGTCACACCGCTGTTGAGCTTCGTGCCGAAAGCGCTCAGATTCGGGAGCACATCGATCCATGCGGCTGTGCCGGCCATGAGACCACCTCACTGTTCAGTTTTTCGATTGATCGCCCATGACAAGCGCCATGAGCTCGCTCCGCTCCTGCGCGTGCAAGGCCTTGCTGTCGACAGACGACTGTTCGCGTTTGGACTCAGCCACCACGACAGCCGGAGGCTTGGTGCGAGGCCTGATGTCATCCTCTTCAAGGGGATGCTCCACAAATGGAGCGCACTGGGTGATGGTTAGCTGGATGTCACGGAGCATATCGCCCAAATCGTGCAACAGCCATTCCGACTCACTCCAGCCATCACCAGCCAAAGCACGAAAGAAGACGTTGTCCGGCGGCATGTGGATTATCAGCGCATGCAATGCGCGAAGACTGATCTTGCGCTGCCAGAACTCTTGGATGGGGTCACGCGGCGCGTAGACCGCGCATAACGCGGCCTCCAATTCCTCCGCGTGACCATCACCATCAAGGAGCTCTAAAGCGTTGTAGGGTTTCCCTCGCTGTCCGTCTCATGCACTTCATCGGCCGCGTCGTCGAGCAGGAGGAAAAGCAGACTGATCTGTCCGCCGGCCTCGATGAAATCATCCCACTGGGCGCCGAGCAGCGCTTTCGCCAAGTCGAACTGGTCGTCGGACTCCTGCGCCTTCGCGAATGCCTTCTTCTCCTCGTTCGTCTGGAAAAGCGGCGAATGGATCCGGAATTTCTTCGCATCCGGCTCATCGTCGATGGTGAACTCGATCCACTCCCGAATCTTCGGGTGGGATTCAAGATACTTCGCCTTCACGGCCTTGAGGCTGCGGACCTTACGCTTCTTGTTGTCGGTCATTGTTCAATCCTTTCAAAAAAATCAGTGTTCCTTTCGGCGAGAGAAGAAGAGACAATCCCGCACCGGTGAAAGGAATCAAAAGCCCGATGCGGGAAGAATCAATGTCAGTCGGCGACCGGCTGTGACTCGGAGGACGCTGCCTGATCGGACACCGGCTGCGACTGGGAGACATCAGCACGAAGCGCGGCACCGGCCTTGGCGATCTTCTCGCCCTCGTAGAACACCTTGCCGGTCTTCGGATCCTGGAAGAAGGTGAAAGTCTGGTCCTCACCCTCGGCGTCGGAACGATTCTTGGTGGAATCGCCCTGATTCGAGACCTTGACGCGATACCCGGCCTCGATGCGGTAATGCGCCGCGTCACCCACGCCATCCTGACCAATCCAGATCAGGCGGTAGTACGGGAATTCCGTGGTCTTTCCATCGGTGAATTCGAAACCCTCATCCTTGTTTTCCGGCCACTGGGAGACGGGCAGGCCATGGGCCAAGGCCTTGACCCACGCGTTCATTTCCAGGAAGGTGAGCTGCAGGGTGCGGGTGCGTCCGGTGATGTCGGAACGCACCGGCTCCAGATCCTGCACCGCACTGGTGTCGGCGGATTCGATGCCGCGACTCATCTTCGCGCCATCGGTGCTGATGTAGCCCATCACTTTGAAGCCCTCGGGCAGCTGATTCGGTTTGTTGGTTGCGGTGTCGAAGAAAGGATCCGGCATCGCGGTCGAATAGTCGGCGATAGCGAGCAGCTGAGTGCCCCACTTTCGCACGTTTCCGTTATTGTCGTTGAGAATGCTGGGCACATCGGTGATGGCTACCATCATTTCCTCCAATCGTTGTCGTTATTTGAGACTGGTTTTTGGGCGCATGTCGAGAGATGCCGTGGCGGTGCAGCGAAGCACGCCGGCGGCACGCTCGTATGCGATTTGAGAGAATTCGGTGATTCGGGCGGCGTCAACGTAGCCGTAGCGGTTGCCTCGGCCTCCGAGCCTGAAGATGGAAGCTTCGATACGTCCGGTGATGTCGGCCATCGACTTCCAGTCGGCCGCGTACACGTCGATGTCGACGCTTCGCGTGCGCGTATAGTCGGCACCCTGACCTCCGCCGGGCGCCGGCGTGACCATCACACAAGGCAGATAGTCTTTCATGTCATCCGGCAGCTTCGAAACCGCCGAGATGCCGACATCGTCCTTCAGCCAAGCGATCAGCAAAGGGAGCGGGTGGGGCCATTGGCCTTGCAGGAGCATGAGTCAGTCCCCCATCTCCGCTATCGCGCGGCGCAGGAAGCCCTTCTTCGGCAGCTTGCCTCCGAACTCCTTCTCCGTGGCCTGCTCGTCGCCGACGATGACGCGGGCGAAAGGCCTTTGGATGTGGCTCGGCGACTTCGTACCGGGACGTTTGTCCTGTACGACGCGCACGCTTTCCGCATAATGCCGGTCGCCTTCCTTGAGGGCTATGCGTTTCACGATCGGCGCGAGCCGACGTGCCTTCGCGTTCAAAGCTGAGGTGACAGCCGGATTGGACAATACGTTTTTGCGCATCCAATCCTCATCGACCATGAATTTCCCGCTCATGACGTCACCTCCGTCATCCACCACTCGGTGTGGTTGCCGATGCCGTCGGGCGTCACATAGTCGAATGCCGCCGACGTAGGCTGGAAAATGCGGCCATTCCATTCGATGCGCGAATCGCCCGTGAGCAGGCTCGCGACGAGATCGCCGGAATGACTGAAGCACTTGAATTGCGGCAAGTGGTTCGCGTCCTGGAAGAGCGGCAGGTCGGTCACTGCGACCGGCTGCACGTTGCAGCCCTCGAGCACGGTTTTGCGCGCCGCATACTGCGGCTGGCCGAATTCGTCCGGCTCGCCGTCCACGACTTTCGTCGTGATGGTGAGCGTATGTCCGTGGATACCATCCATCTGTCAGTCCACCTTGTATCGTGCGACCATCGCCGCCCACTGGGCCGTCGTGCCGACAGTCAGCGCACTCGAGTAGGTCCTCTGCTCGGCACCAGTCGTGTAGGACACGAGGCCTGGAAGCGTCTGGTAGATGGCCGCGGCCTGTTCGAGCACGACATCCTGGATGCCTTTTGGCACCGGGTCGTAGCCATGCCTGTACGTAACCTGCACGCTCCGCCACTTGTCTGGGATCGGCCGGTCGAGACGTATCGCGCCTGACGTGGACCATTCGAAATCAGTGACCTGCCGGCCGTCGATGACCAGCTCCGACACCTCATGCACCGGGAGACAGGGCAGTGTGAGCGCCCTACCACCATCGGAGTCGAGGATGACGGTTTCGGTCATCATGCTGATCGGATTGTTGGCCTGTTCGCGGAATCTGCCGGAAGCGAGGTCCAATGCGAGTTTGAGTTTCTCGTCATCGGCCTTGCCTCCGGTCTTCAAGGCGAGATCATCGATGGAGGCCAGCGGGTCAAGCGTCGACTCGACCATCGGTCACCTCCGGATCACTTGTGGTCCGCGCCGGAATCGGAGGAGGTGCTGCCGGATAGCTTGATAACGGCGATGCGCTTCGGTTCGCGGATGAAGAGCATGTTGCGTTCCTCGGCACGCACGTAGGTCAGGTTGTGGCGGGCGTCGTCTTCGTTCTGGTTGAACGCTTCGATGGTCAGCGGCACGTAGTTGAGCAGCTGCACGGTGGAGAACTCGCCCATGACGGCGGTGCCCTTCGGCAGTGCCTGCGATTCGATGCGCGGGATGCCCCACAGGGTGCTCGGACCCGCCGAGAATGGACCCTGTCCGAAGTAGCGGCCCTGCTTGTCCTGCATGAGGTCGATTGCTTCGTTGTCCTCCGGATTCAGGACGATGGCCTGAATGGTCGTTCCGATGTTCGACAGGACGGTCTTGGCGTGACGGACGGTGGCGAACACGTCGGTGTCGAAGGCGACCTGCTGGGTGCCGGTGGTGTTCAGGATGCCCTTCTGCGCCACACCGGTTGCGGAATCGCCGTTGAGGATGGTCTTCTCCAAGTAGGCGTTCAGGTTCCGGGTCAAGGTGCTGTTGATGAGCGAGCTTATGATGCCGTCATCATGGAGTTCCTGGTTGGTGACCTTGATGCCGTCGGCGCAGGTCCATTCCTTCGCCTCGGCCATCTGGGTGCCCAGCTCGGACAGCGGTTTTGCGGCGCCTTCTTTGACGGCTGCGGCGTTGTTGGTGACGCTGATGAGCTGACGGTACTGCACGTAAGCGGAATTGGTGGTGCCGCGGGTGATGAGGTCGAGGAAGATGTTCGGCTTCGGATAGGTGATATCGGTGTAGCCCGGCAGCACGGTCGGTGTCACGGCGCCCGGCAGTGCGGTGGACAGCGGGTTAGGATCCTGCTTGACGCGCACGCGGGTCTTGGCGATGCGCACCGGCGTTCGATCCGGTGTGGTCGCGTTCTTGAAGGCGAGGTAGGCGTCGGAATGGACGAATGCCTCGCCGATGGTCTTGTAGGTGATGGCCTTGCCGGACACGTCGTCGGACGGTTCGGATGCGGCAAGCATGCTCTTCAAGGCTTCGGAAGCCTCATGCTCCTTGTCGATCCTCGCCTTCAGGTCGTCGGCTTTCTTGCGCAGGGAGATGATCTCCTCATTCTCGTCCGCGGTGAATTCGCGGCCTTCGCCCTGAGCCTTGTTGGCGATCGCCTTCACGCGGGCGATGGTGTCCTGCAGTTCCTGCTTCATGCTCATGTTGGAATCTCCTTCGGTGATGAGCTGTGTTTCCATTTCCGCCGCCCACGCGGTCAAATCGGGCAAGTTCTCGACGTCGGCCGGTTCGCCTTCGCTTGGCTCTGGTTCGTCGGCTTCTTCGTCGGTGGTGTCCTGCGACCGTTCCTCATTCATGACCTCGCGGATCATATTTCGGAGCTCGTCGCGGTCGAATTGCTGCATTGAAAAAGGCCCCGGACCATTCGGTTCGGAGCCTTCGTTTGAATCAGTGTCCTGCTGGCCTGTGTCGGCCGGCGGGTCCTCGCTTTTCGTGCTGACCAGTCGCGTTTCCGGGTTCGCGCCCTTGAGACAGAGACTGACCTCGAAAAGGTCGAATTTCGTGATGGGCCAGACGAGATCGCCATCCGGCGCGGTTTGCACGTCGTCATACCATGCCTCACCGCCGACGCTGAACTCGTGCACGCGGCCGTCCTTCAAAAGCTTGAAGCACTGCAGGCCGTTGGGACTGCTCAAATCAAGCTGGCCGTCAATCTCAAGGCACGTATCGGTTTGCCGCATGTCGGTGATGACGCCGACGTTCGCGTTCGGATCCGTCCAATTATGGCTGAAGAGGATCGGGATGGTCTTGCCGGCGCGGAAATTCGCGATCGAATCATCGAAGGCGTGCGGCAGCATCATGTCGCCCTGCGAATCGACCACATTGAAGGTCGATACGACCGCGGTGAATTTGCCTTCGCCCAAAGACTGGCCGTTGCCCACGCCCATTGGCTCGGACTTGGCGAGAAGCGTCTTCCTCCGGCTCTCGGAGAGAGGACGCATGTCATTCCTGTGCATTTGCACCTCCAAGATTCTGCGAGCCGCTGTCATGAGGGCTCGCCTGAGTGCCGCCGCCACGGACGGTGTTCAATTGAGTCAAAATCTCGTCGTATTCCTCGCCCTTCGGCTCGAGACCATGATCCGCTCTCGCCTCGTTGACGCTCATCCACGGACCACCGACGGCGGATGACGTGACCTGCGCATCGTCGATGAAGCTGCCGCGCAAAGCGGATTCGATATTGAATTCGATGAACTGGCCCGGGAAGAATCGACTGCAGATCTGCTCGTTGAAAGCACCCTGCAATTGCTCAAACAGTGGGCCCAATGTCTCGCGGTAGAGCGCGTCGCGGAAGGCCTGCTGCGAAGCGTATTTGCCTTCTCTTGCGCCGACCATCTCCGGCGGCACCTGATAGGCGGACGCCACCTCGATGTCGCTCAAGGTGCGACCCTCGACCTCCTGCGCGTCCTTCGGCGTGAATTCCGTGCCGACCTTCTGATATTCGATGCCGCGCAGGATAGGGCTCTCGCCCTCCTTGCCGCCGCCATCCATCCAATTCGCCAGCTCGGTCTGCAGTCTGCGTCGCGCATCGGAGGACAAAGCCTTCTCATTCAGATCCTGCGACCAGTAGCCGGGCATGCGCAGGCCATGCTTCCACAATTGCCGACGCCACTTAACGGCCTCGGTGTGCTCATCCAAAGTCTGCTGCAGTGTGAGCATCGGACTGATGCCATCGAAGCTGCCGTAACCCTTGTCGCGGAAGTATCCGAGCGTGGTGTCCGGATCGTCGAAGCGGATGTACCTGTCAGGATTGGATGCCGGGTCGGTGGTGGTGAAGCCGTCGGCCTCATCGATAATGCCCGGACGCCTGTGGAACCGCCATTGTGAGGTCGGGAGCCTTTCGAGCGTCCCGTCTGCATCGGAGTAGACCACCAGGAATCGGTCGAAAAGCATCAGATCGGCCACGATGTCGTGAATCAGACGGTAGGTGCTCGTGCCAGCCGCCGGATTCGGATGATTGACCAGCTGATGCAATGGCCCGTCGGTGAGCATTTTGCGTCGACCGTATGGCTCGCCCTCGAATGCCTGGATGTGGACGCGGGCTACGTTTCGCGCGACGAATTCCACGACCTTGCGAACGCTCGGCTGCGTCGAATAGATCTCGAAGGCGCGAGGGCCGCTCGACAACGGCATTCCGGGGTCGACCACCGGCCATGGGCCGGTCACCGTGGCACCATTCCTGCCGGCGAAGTCGATTACACTGCCGGAGCCTTTGAAGAGGAGACTCATTCGCTCACCGCCTTAGCAAGTCTCAGAATCACAAAACCGGAAACAATCCAGCCAAGAGGAATCCAGAAAAGAAAACAGCCGGTGATGATGAAGGCGAGTCCGAGAATCTCCAGAATCAACTGCAGGAGGTCAAGCAAAAAGGCTTTCCGTCTCATAAATGCTCCTTTCCGGCGCGGGGCGGGTCAATGCCTCGCTCAATGCGTTCAGGGTCGCGGCCACGCCGTCGATCTTGTCGCCGGAGTTCTGCTTGTCCGGCTGGACGTTCCCATTCGTGTCGGTCTTGACTGCGAGATTGTCCACATTCCACCGCAATACGGGGTTGCCGTGGTGTCGGAAGAGCGGAGCGTCCTTCGTGCCGGTGAGCAGCAATCGCTGCATCTCCTTGAGCACCGGGCTCAAGGTCTTCGTGCCCTGCCGGACGATGGTCAGACGATCCACGTCCAACCCGGCCTCCTGCAGGTCATTGGCGACCTGCGTTGCGTTCCACGGGTCGTAGCCGATGGTCTGCACATCAAAAAAGTCAAGGTCATGCAGGATGCGCTTCTCGACATATGCGTAATCGGTCACGTCGCCGGGCGTCAAGGTCAGCCATCCGTCACGCACCCACACGGACGCCATGCCCGCCGTGCGCTTGTCCAATGCCGACAGGTCGGATTCCGGCGCCCAGAATCTCAACAGCACGTCATAGCCGCCGCAATCATCCGGGAAGAGCAGCGACCAAGCCGTCAGATCGGACACCGCGCCGAGATCCCAGCCGCCATAGCAGACACGGCCCTTGTATGCCTCGGCCATCTGGTCGGGCGAAGCGTAGATGGCACCGGCATTGCGGTCCCAGGAATCGAGGGTGATGAAGCGTTCGGACTGCTTCGTGCGGATACCGAGATGCAATCGGAGGTAGCTGGCGAGCTGTGCAGGCGAATTCCGCGCCTGATTGGCCTGAGCCGCCAAGTATTCGGCGCTCGGGCTCTTGCCGTAGCCGGGGTTCGCCTTCATCTGCGTTTCGACAGCGAATGGATCATCGGTCTCGTCGGCACCCCAGACCACGCCGTAATACGTGTCATCCTTGATAGTGCCGGCAGCGAGCTGCTCCACGTATTTGCGCGTCTGATCGTAAATCGTGTTCGATTTGCCATCATCAGGCGTGGTGATGCGCACACCCAAAGGCTGGGTACGCGAGCCACGACCCGTCTCCAATGTTCGCACCAGATCCGGCGTCTTATGCACATGAAGCTCATCGACGATGAAGCAGTGAAGATTCATGCCATGCGCCGCATCGGCGGCACTGGAAATCACTTCCATGTAACTGCCGGAGCGATTGTGGACGATACGCTTCTGATGCGCCGTCATCACACCCTTCAAAGCCGGCGTCTTCTCCACAAGCTGTTTGATCGGTTGGAAGACGAAGCCAGCCTGATGTTCGGTGGACGCGGCGCACACGACCTGCGCCCCCGGCTCACCATCGGCACCAAGCATATAGACCGCGATGCCACCAGACAGCGTCGACTTTCCGTTCTTACGCGGCACATCGACATACAAATCGCGGATGATGCGCACCCACTGTCCGTCGGCGTTCTTCTTCACCCATCCGAACACTGGGGCGAGGATCCACACCAGCTGCCACGGGTCAGGGTCAAGCGGCTTGCCAGCCCACTTGCCCTGCGTGTGACGGAGTGTGTGGAAGCTCAATAGCACCTTGTCGACGCGAGCGGGGTCGAACACTGCGCCATCGACGTTCCTTGGCTCCGGTGTCTTGATCTTCGGCACCTGCCATTCCTTCGGCAGGTCCATGCCACGCTCCAGGCAATACCAAGCGACCTCGGGACTGATCTTCAGACGTTCCAGAGTCTCAGCGTCCGGCAGTTCAGGCGAACGGGTTGAATTCTTCATCTTCCTCGGCCTTTCCAGCGACATTCGATTCGCTCGCCGGAGTCAGGCCGAACTCATGCGCGAAAGCACGAATCGTATTCTGCGATTGGGTCAGCACGGTAAAAGCGGGATTGAGCTTGCGAGCACCACGCTCCGTCTCGATGAGCACGCCCTCCTCGTTGATGCACTCCTGCGCGGCCCTCATCGAAGCCACAGCAGTGCAATACGCCACGAGCGCATCCCGATCCTCCGGCTTGATGAGCTTCAACCGCGCGAGCTTCGGAACGATTCGCCGCCAAGTGTTCAACGCCTCGCCACACAGCCACGCCGGCACCGACGGAGCCTTATGCTCGAAACCTGCATCGTCCTCCGAAATCTTCCTGCCGCCTGCATCACGATCAGGACCGCGACCATTGATGACCCTCAACTGGAGAGGCTGCCGCTGTGGTCCACGAGCACCCATGACAGTCTCCTTTTTGGTGGTTTGACCCCTAAAACCTGAGACGCGCGAAAAAGAGTTTCGGCGGCGCCCCTAGTCGAACCTTTGTTCGACTTTCGGAACGCCATACCCGTCAGTGGAATATCCCGGGGTAGTTCCTTCGGTCTTCTTGGTCTTTAAGGGTCTTGCATTGGTCACAGAGTGTTTGCGTGTTGTTGATGTCAAGGAATGCTCCACCTGCGCCGACTGGGATGATGTGATCGACATTGGTTCCCTTGCGGTTGCATCGTCTGCAATTGGGCTCGAGCTTCAAGCGTTCGGCTCTGACGTGTGTCCATTCGGTGTGGTGTTGCCTCAAGGCTCTCGTGTGTGCTGATGGATTCCGCCATGGTTTGCGTTGGTGCTGGTCACAGCGTCCTTGATGTGTAGCTTTGCGGCTGCATCCTATGAAGGTGCATCGTGCTTGTGGTCGTGTCGGCATCAGTCGGTGACTTCGATTCCGAGTCGGGTCAAGGCGTTGAGGAAGTCGTCCTCGTAGATGCGCAGGCCCCACGCTTCCAGGGCATCACCCCTGCTGATCTGCATGCCCGCCTGTTCTCCTTGGTCGGCTATGCGTGTGAGTTGATGTGCGATCTCTTCGAGGGCTTCTTTCATTTCTGCTCCTTTCGGCGTGTAATATCTATCTCGCTTGCATAACTTATGTATTTTTGATACAATAGTTTATGTCAACAGGAAAGGAGGTGAGCATGAAATGGACGGATATCGTAACCGCCATCAGCTCGGTGGTGAGCAACATCATCGCGCTGGCGGCGCTCATCATCTCGATACGGCGCCGACCACGCCATAAGAGATGACGAAAGGGTTCCGAGCAGACCTAGTGCCCGGAACCCCGGTTCCATCCTATTTCATGGCCATCATGAAAACAAGCACCATATTCGCCGTCTGCGGCATCACATGCGGCCTGCTGTCCGCCATGCTCGGCTTCGCGGGAAAACCATGGCAAGCCGGACTGTTCGGACTCGCGGCGGGCATCTGGTGCATCGCCACGCTCATCATGGACAGACGGGACGGCGATGACGACTGAATACCTCGGCGTCAAACAGGTCGCCAAAAGACTCGGCGTCGCGAACGCAGCAGTCTACGACCTGCCGGAGCCGGACGTGCGCATCGGCCGCACACGCGGCTGGCTCCCCGAAACCATCGACCGGTGGAACGCGCAACGTCCCGGCAGAGGCGTCGGCGGCGGCAGACCACGCAAACAAAACGACAAATAAACAAATGGTCCGGAAGCGATTCCGGGCCATTCCTTTTCATGGGTGGCTCCGGAGAGATTCAACTTCATCTCACGCCGACGGAGAAATCATCAATGTTCTCGATGATGCCGTCGATATATTGTTCGCGTTCTTCTTTCTCACTTTTGCCAAATATCTTAAACATGCCAGCCAATATGCATGACACCACGCCGATAGCCAAAATCAACCAGTTGCCGTGACCTCCGGAAGAACTAGAGTCCACCACGAATTGGATTATCATCGGGATTCCGATACCGATTGCGCACCAAAAAGCGTTGTCTAATTTACCATTGCCATCCGGAATTCGTCTGATATCCCTTTTCAGATGCTTGAGGTCGGTCGTACGCACCGGTATCGCCTCCTCCTTTGGCATCTTAACGCTCGTCGAAAATGCCGCTTTCTGTTGAGATAGCCCTTGAAGCCCTTGAAGGTTCGAATTCACGATTTGCCCTTCCCCTGCTCCGTATGATTCGGCTCCGAAGGAACGGCACCAGAGATTATCGCGTTCATGAAAAAGGTGTATCCACACGTCTGACATACGACAGCGGTGATGGGCGTGACCTGCGAATCTCCGCCAATCACAATATCTCCTGAATTGAATTCCCTGAGTTCCAGGGCTTGCCCCACCCCCCACTGCAGGCCGCCACAAATCGGACAATTCCGCGGTTGAGTCCAATGCGACGCAAGCCATTCCATTGCCTTCGCGGATTCGTCGTTGCGACGTTTCTGATGTTGTTCGCGTGTTTCTTTTTCGATTGGCATGTCAGCAAGTCTAGGACCGTCCCACGCCACCGGATTCAACGCCAATCGAAAACATGATGACATGGGACGACCGAGTGCCTTCGGCGGGATTCGAACCCGCGCATACACTCGAGCCGCAAGGAAGAGGATCCGAAGATCTGCGACCGGTGCGATCTGCCGTTGATTCCTACGAAGGCATGGACAGGCGGATTTGAGCATCACCGCATCACGGAAGCACGGGATTGGCTTGCCTGCCACATTGGGGTATGTCCACTCTGACGGGAGTGGGCGGAGCGTGTCCGATATGCCGTTCGGACAGGACGGGCAACAACCCAGGGAGTTAGGAGAATCCATGGCGGATATGAGTGAGGGTCCAAACCAAGTCACCTCGGTTTGAACCCTCTAATCCACTGACAATTCTGCGTTGCACTTTCGATTTTGTCAAATCGAATCGCGTCGCAACACCTGCCGATGCACGTCCGAAAGCCTGTACAATGGCCGTCCCTTCTCGTTCTCGCCGGCCGGCTGAAGCCTGCCACGCTTACGCCATGAGCGAATCGTGTTCGCATTGCACTGGAAGCCGCATTCGCGCAGCAGCTCCGCGCACTCCCCCGCCGTGAACGCCCTGCCTGATTCGATGCACTCCTTCAGGAACCCCAACCGCACATCCGCCACACGGTAAGTGTTGCCACACACGGGACATGCAACGCTTACCGCGCCGACCGTCGCTGTCAATTCGACTCCGCACAGCGGGTTCGGACATCTTCCGATGCCATGTTTCGCAGGCGGCACGTCGATGATGTCCAGCGTCTTTCGAACCATCGACTCCCACTCATGGTAGAAGTCGGCGATATCAGGCAGGCGGCGCAGTCGAGGACTGCCGGCGCAGACACGCAGCATGTCCACCAGCGGCGGATGCACGCCACAGGTAGCCCAAGGCATGGCGGGCGGAGCGTACAACCGGCGCCAGAGTGCGATTGCGGCATCCTCGATGGCCTGCATGTGGTCGAGCACCGGCAATCGGATTGGCGTCGGCGCGGATGGAAGGTTGACGCGTCCAGGCTGGCGGCCTCCGTAGTGCGCGGTCGAGTCCAGGAACTCATGCAGCGAATCCAACCATGATGGATATTCCCGCAGCCAGCCGCGCATCAGCCCATCGCATCTCGCGCACATGGTGTCGCCGACAGCGCATTCTCCGCCGCAGACGAGGCACACGCCGGCGAGCGCTGGCTTGTTTTGGTTGGTTTGTGCTGGTTGTGTCTGGTTTGGTGTTGGTTGGGATTCGTTGTTTTGTTCGTTCATTTGTTCGATTCCCTCCGGCGTGGTAGTCTTCTGGTGGTGTCAGGAGCCCGGCCGGAAGGTCGGGTTTCTTGTTATTCGTGGTGTTGTCGGATTATCGCTTTGATTTCCTCTTTGGGGACTTGCGGCATCAGTGGTGCAATCTCATCGAGGCTGTATCCGGCCTGATGCCATTTGATGATCATGTCCATGAGGGTTTTCTTCATTTTCATTTCGTTTCCCTTCGTATTTGCTGGATAATCGTCTCGTATGGTTTGCGGTGGAAGATGCGTATCCACCATTCGGGGCGGCGGCCCCATATGGTTTTGACTTCGGTGAGGGGAAACCATGATACGTACCATTTTTGGCAATTTCCGCAGTACAGCACCTCGCCTTCCTCCTTCGGTCTGGGATGCTCATGGTCGAACGCTGGCGGCCTTGGCACCAAATAACTTCGATTGCTCATTTTGTGTCCTTGAGTGGGATGCGTTTCATTCCCTCTCCACCTTCGCCTCGTTAATATCGGCGTCGAAAAAATCGATGATGAGATTGCAGATGGCGACCGCCGACGTTTTGAGCTGGGCTTTTTCCTCTTCGTTTTCGGCTTTGATGTCGAAAACGCCATCCTTACTGTTGAAATTGATTCTCATTTCGTGTCCTTCGTGGTTGGGCGGACGGTGAATGCGACGAGTCCGGTCTCGGCATTGAACACCTTGACCGGCTCGCCAGTCCTCAAGGACATGGCCTGCGCGTAGTCGCCAGCATCGTCGATGTTCTCGAACGTTCTGATGTCTTCCTGGGTGACGACGTTGTAGCTCATCTTGCCGGCTCCTTGTCCGCGCCGCTCACATGGTCCCAGTCGCAGGACAGGCCGGCCTGCTTGCCGTTCGTCGAGTAGACGATGCAGTCCACTTGCCTCGTGTCGGTCAGGGTGACGACGCATTCGCTGAAGTCGTCGTACATGTCGGAGCACCGCCAGTCGATGGACCTGACCGCATGCGCGGTCGTGGAAGGCTCCGACGCGCTCCCGCATCCGGCGAGCGCGAGGAGGAATACCGGAGTGAGCAGGAACAGGGTGATGGCGGGCACGCCGATGCCGGCGAGTGTGAATGGTTTGCGTTTTCTCATTTCGAGTGTTTCCTTCCTTGTTGTCACCATGTCTTTTTCAGGAGTGTGCGGTACCGGATGTAGTCGTTGATGTCGCGTCGGATGCAGTCGCGTACCCTGTGCGTGCCACGATGTCCCTTGTACGGATCCTCGGGACAGTCGATGAACCTCAAATACCGGCGGAGCGTGGTCAGGTCGAACTTGCGGTAGGACAGCCACCTGTCCGGGGCCAGGTCGAGACGTTTCAGGAAGTCGATGTCGAAGTCCACGTTCGTTCCGGCCGGAACCAAGGTGAAGCGTTGCGAGAGGGAGTCGAGATACTCCTCCACGGCGTCCGCGACCGCTTCCACGCAGTCGTTCCCGGCTGAACCGTTCAACAGTTCGAACAGGAGACCATTGTCCGTGTGCATCGAGAACGCGACCGGGCCCATGTCCAACAGGTCGAGATAGTCCGGTCTGATGATGCGATGCAGGGATCCATACGAATGTTCGCCCAGCACGTCGGTGCATTCCATGCCGACCTCCAACGGCAGACTGTCATTCCTGTCCGTGCCGGTCGTTTCGAAGTCGAGCCAGAGCAGCGCCTCCGGCTTCCCATTCCGGTCTTTGTCCTGTTTCCTCATGATTCTTCCTTCCAATCGCTTTGCCATTCGATGATTTCGATTTGCGTGAGCCGTTGCGCCGTGCCGTCATCCAACAGCCACCACCAGTCGCCGTTCCAATCGCGTATCGGCACGCTGAGCGGAGCGCGCCAGCTCGGGATGATGTAGCCGAACCGTTCCGCCTCCGCCGGATGCGCGTGCGCCCAACCATGACAGCCGGTCGTGCCGGAACCGCACAGTTCCACGATGTTGCACGGCAGGTCACGCACGGTCGGGTCGGCCCGACGGCGCAACTGCCGGTGGTGGCCGCTCCTGCCCGGCCAGACGCTCGGGTCGTGCAAGTTGCGTCCGCAACGCATGCAATGCCAACCCTGGCGTTGCAAGGCGACGCGTTTCGATTCCTGGAATTGCCGGTCGCTCATCGTCGCTCCCTTCCGAACTGGTCGAGCAGGTTGATGCAGGTCGAGCAGTCGCGTTTGATATCGCGGACGAGGTCAAGGTCCATATCGGCGAGCGCCGGACCTTTGAGCGCGTCGAGTTCCAATCGGTCGGCGGCCTGGATGGCCGAGGTGAGGACGCCGGCCATGTGTGCGATGGTCATGGCGTTCATGCCGCCGCCTCCTGTTCGAACAACTGTTCGGCCAGCACATCCCCGGGCACGTCCGCGAGCTGCTGGCGCAACGTCTCCGGATCCACGCCCTGGTTGAGCAGGTCCGCGACCTTGCATGCGAGCTCCATGCCCGTGTCCGTGCCCTCGCAGTTAATCGGCCCGAGAACACGCTTGACCTCGGCGCTGCCCCACGTATACCGGCGAGTGCCGGTTTTGGGTGTGGCGAATCCGCGTTCCTTGCCTTTGACGAGCCAGTTGCGGAATTTCGCGTTCCAGTCGGCCGAGCGGGCTCCCGAGTCGAGGGCCCGGTCGCGGAATTTCCCGGCTTCGATGTCGCAGTCGATGCCTAGCCGGTCGGCGAGCGCCTGGTGTTCCTCGGTTGGCTTCCAGTCGGCTGGTATTGGGATTGGTTTTCTCGCGCGCGCGTTACTCTCTATAGTCTTTATTGTTTCTATAGATTTAGTAGTATTGTCTGCACGCTGTGTGCACCCCTGATTCATGCCAGATTCATGCCAGTTGCACCCCTGATTCATGCCTGTTTTTTGGAGTGCATTTCGTTCACCCCTGTTTTTTGGTTTGATTTCTTGGGGTGCATTTCGTTCACCCCTCTGTTTTGGCAGGTGCATGTCATACACCTTCGGTCGACGGTTTGGCGCGATATCGTCGACGATGTGCTGGTTGCCGTATCTCAGGAAGCCCTTCTCGCGCAGGGAACGGAGCTTGTTGTGCACAGTTCGTTCTGACATATGCAGCTGCGATGCGATGGTTTTCGCGCTCTTCGCGAAGCCCTTGCCGTCATCGCCGGTCCAGTCGGCCACCATCATCAGAAGACGAAGCTCATAAGGGTCGAGCCCGTACTCGTGATACAGCAGTTTCCGAACATTCTCCATGCTCATGATTCATCCTTAGAAATCCGGTTCGGATTCCGGCTTGCCGAAATCACCGAACGATGACGACGAGTGTGAGGACGAACCCCACGGGTCGGACGGCGGCAACGAAGCACCGGCGGTGGCTCCGCCCGTATAGCCCGCCGGCATGGAAGCCGGATTGCCATACGCTCCAGCCGTGCCACGCTGCGCCTTGGCTACCTGCGCGGTCGCATAGCGCAAGCTCGGCCCGATCTCGTCCACCTGCAATTCCATGGAAGTTCGGCGCTGATGCTGCTCGTCCTCCCATGAATGCTGCGTCAGCCTGCCCTGGGCGATCACACGCATGCCCTTTGCCAGGCTTTGCGCGCAATGTTCGGCCATGTCGCGCCACGCGGAGCAGCGCATGAACAAAGCCTGACCGTCTTCGAACTGGTTCGTGTTACGGTTCCAGGTGCGCGGGGTTGAGGCAATCGTGAAGCTGGCAACGGCTGCGCCGCTACCAGTGGTACGAATCTCCGGATCCGCGGTCAGATTGCCCACCACCGCGATAATCGTCTCACCAGCCATTAGAACCTACCTTTCACGGCGAGAGTCTTGATGATGCGGATGGTCTCGCCACCATCCCTGGTCTTCACCATGTGCGTCAACTGCGCGGCCGCTCCCTGATGGAAACTGTCACCAGGCATCACCTCCAACACGGGAGACGCCACCTCGGACACGAACCGGCCCACCAGTCCGGTGAACCGCACGCCCACCGATTCCAAGATCTCCAGCTCCTTCCACGCCTCGGTCTCCATCGCACGACGGCACGCCTCCGCCACTGCCCTGTCGCCACGCGTCATCCCCTTCATGCCGACGTCCTTGACCGGAGCGTTCGGACTGAAATGCCAATGCGGCAGAATCTCCCTCATCGGTTCCTCCCTTGACCTTGATTGATTGATACGAGATTGATTGATATGAGCCGGACCGCTGGGCGCCATGACAGCAAAGAAGCACGCCCATCGTTCCCACAACCCCAAGAAAGCTGAACGAAGCGGGGATGCGGGCGGCGTTGACGGTCCGGCCAAGCGCCGGCGGCGGGATTCGAACCCACAGCGGACGGCGTGACGGCGGAAGACGTGAGAGTGAATGCGTGAAATGCAATGTGAGATGAAAGGACCCACGCCTCCGCCATCCGTCCGCGTCCTTGTACGCCGGCGGATACGGTCAGACGTCGCCATCCACGTCATCGCGCGGAGCGAACCTGACCGTCAGCCACAGGACCGTGGCCAGATACACGCCCTCCACCACAAGCGCGCCCGTCAGACCGCCGCCATGCCAGGTGAGCATAAGCGTCACGCTCACGACCAGACCGACCACGGCCAGCGCGAACTTCAAACGCCTGAGCGTGTAGTTCGGCCTCCCCTTTTCGAACCTGTCCTCGATGCGATAATCGTTGTCCGTCATCTTGCGCCTCCGATCTTTTGAATGAATGTCCTTGCCTGGTCTTTTCCGATGCTCGCCAGCTCGTGGCTTCCGTCGACGTCGAGTTCCATGAGGCTGGCGCCCTTGCCCGTGACGCGAATCGCGTAGCCGGTCAAGCCGAACATGATCACCGTGTCCTTCGGCGGCGCGGGTGGTGTCAGCAGCGTTTCCGCGTCGATTCTCCTGAGTGTCATCACAGCTCCTTGTTGATCGTGTCGACGATGAGGTCCACGAGATCGGCGACGTCGAGGTCGACGTAGCCGACGATGTGGCCGAGCGGACGGCTCGCGTCGATCCCATCCCATTCATCGCCGACAGCCGGCCTGATGACGTCGCCATGCTCGGCGAGTTCGTCGAACACGGCCCTCACGCACGTCTTGCGAATGTCTTTCATGCAATGCTCCTTGTGCAATTCGTCTCGCCTTCCTCAAGCCATTCGGCCACTGCCGTTTCCGGATAAAGGATCATCCGCCCGTGCTTCACGAACCGTGGCCCCTGTCCGCGGAAACGCAACTGCGCCAGATACCCCTGCCGCGTCCGGATCTCCTCCGGCGTCTCGGCCCCGAAAAGCCTCGCCACCTGCGTGGTGGTCATCATCTGCTGCAAGACCATCACGCGCCTCCTTTGCGTGTGTGATGCCGGGCGGCGTTAGGAGAACCGCCCGGCCCCCTCCTAAAATCGGTGTCATCCCGCATTTCCGACGTGCGGGCCGAACAGTTAGGAGAAGAATCATGCTCACACAGCGACAGGCACTCGAAGAGGCGAGAGGAAACATCGCCTGCGGAACCAGCATCGCCGCGCGGATCAAGGAGACCTCGCAGAATCCCGAGATTCGGGAACTCGCGAAGGCTGTCTATTTCATCGGATTCGGCAGCCAGCAGATCGTCAACGCCTTCACCGACTCCGGCAGGATAAAGGATCTCTAGAAGGAAACGGCAGACGGCTTCCATCTGTCCAAGCACGGCGGCGGCAGCGGCGGCCTCCCTCAACTGCTCGAGGCCTCTGCCGCCGATCGACGACATGGCGAAGGTCGAATCAATGAGGTCGACGCTTGTCTTCGGCTGCGTCGCGGTGATGAGACGGTTCCTCAAATCATCGAACGCGGAGAGCATTGCCCTTTGCATGTTCTTGTCCATCACGCACCCGCTTCCAACGTCGGCTGAGCGCGACCCCAGTACCGGTCGATGAAATAGCGCTGCCCCTTGCCGGTGACCTTCGGAGTACGGCTGACCGTGGTGTGACCATCGGCATGGGTGACGGTGGTCTCCTTGATGCGGAACAGGCCGAGGTCCATCGCACGCTGTGTCGGCACGTTGCGATTCGAACCGGACTTGCCGAGATACCCGTCGGCCTGCAGGAGACGGAACAGCCGGTTCTGGCCGATGTCCATCCCGTTCTGCCGGAGCATCTTCGCCAACTCGCCGACCAGGCACGTGCCATCGGACGCGGCGACAGCATCGGCAAACCGGGCTTTCGGCTCCAATACCTTGATTTGCGCGTCCTTGGCTTGAAGCTGTTGGTTCTTGCGCTCGATGGTCTTCTGCGCGACAAGCACGGCCCTGGCCATGATGTCCTCGTCCGAATCCGACTCGGACGTGGGGATGTAGCCGCCGGTCCTGCGAATCTGGGGAAGCACCTCATGCGTGACCCAACGCTGGAACTCCTTCGCCTCCGGCTTCCGCGAGCGCATGATGAGCTTGTACAGGCCAGGCTCGGAGACGATGTTGACCGCTTGATTGCTTCGATTTTCTGACCCTAAGTAATCCTTAGGGTCAATCTGAGCGACTTCATCTTTATCAAGAGCGGTAACCGCCATCGATGGATTGCTCATACCGAGGATGTCACACGCGTCCTTGGCGACGAACCAGGGCTCCCCCGCCTCGTCGGTCAGGGTGCGCAGCGAGGCGCCCCTGAAGTCGAATTTCCGGATTTCGTTGTTCATGTGATTCTCCTTAGAATCGTGTTCATGTGTTCTTCCGTTGGAATTGGTGATTGGGCGACTTGGGCTTCGGCGGTCATCGCCGTCGTGTCCGCTGTCGTGAGCGTGTGGTGGCCGCACCGCAACCGGCGGCAGGCCGGATGGTTCGCTACTACCTATGACGATGTCGGGCAGGCCATGCTCATGCATGGATTGGAATCGTGGACGCCTCATAACGGCCGCGGTACCCCGGATAGGCTTTTCGGCGTTCTCAACGACGGGGACGGCGATGGATTCAACGTGTCGTTCACGGTTGATGGCGGAGAAGCCGCAATCGTTACCGTTCAGGACAATGGAATCAACCGCGCCGCCGTGGAACTGCCGAACGTTCACGTCGTCGCCCCCGGCGAGACGGTTCTGGTCGCGGTATGGGTGGATTCCGATGATGCGGCTCTCGTGATCCACTGGACGCTTCAGCCGACTCGTCTGGACAGGCGTGTGTACCATCGCAGCCGCGTACAGGGAAAGATTGGCCGTCAGCCTTGGAAGCCTCTGCCTGAGCCGGAGCATGATCGCGGCATGAATCTGACCTTGTATCGGCTGACGCATTTCCGCGAGACACGACTTTCACATAGGCTTTCCCGATTGAAGCGGAACGCGATCTCGTTCCTGCGACGGAATCGATGACCGACAAGATCAGTTCGAGCATCGCCACAATGTCGGTAACGACGGTGATAGTCATCAGGACGACACCTATCACCGTTCCTCCATGCCAGTAGACCATCGGCCATCCAAGGAACAGGAAGCCAACCGCGATTGTGAAGAACGGCATCAGAAGCAGTTCGGCCACTTCCCCTCCAGCGCAGAGCAACACATCGAGCAGGATGCTCATGACGATCATGATGGAAATGACGGCCAGCGAGCAGACGCATAGTCCGAAGGCCAGATTCGCAATCATGATTTTTCCTTCAGAGCCTGCGCGGCCGAGGCCACGAGGTTGAGCAGATCATGCGAGTCGCAGTGGAGGCTCAATCCGTACGATGCGCCGAGCTGGATGGTCAGCAGGAACCTGCCGTCACCGAACGTCTGAGTGACCTTGAACGATGGATGCCAATCCTCGGAATCGCCCAGCAGCATGTCCTGCGGATGGTCGAACACCGGCTGTTCCCCACAGGCGGCCAATTCCTCACGGACAACCTCCCTGATCGCGCCCAGCATCGCCGGATGCAGGCGTTCGAACTCCTCAACGGAAATCGGGTTCGTGGATTCGTCCGGCGTCTCGGCCGGAATATTGATGCTCATTTCGGATTCTCCTTTCGATTCATGCGTCGGCGAGCGCCGATTGCTCAGCCTTCTGAAGGACTTCGCTTGGATTTCTCCCCAAGCTCAGCGCGATTGCAACGAACTCGGTTAGGTCGAGAGGACCACCGTTGAGCTTTGTGTTCATCGCCTGTCTGCTGATACCCATCTCAGATGCAAGTTGCTCCTGTGAGCGATCCGCATAACGAGCGAGTCTGCGAAGCTCATCTGCTGCGCTCGTGGCTATGTCCACCGGTTTTCTGTCTTTAAATGAGGTCATATCTGTTATTGTCCTCATTTGAGGTCACTTGTCAAGCTGAAGTTTACGGCGTGTCGCCAAATGAGGACAAATAGCATGTAGTTATGGCAAAGACACCAAGAGCATGGACGGAAATGGATCGCGCTTCCATGCAAATCATCAGAGAACTTCGTGACGAAGATCCACGCCACATGTCACTTCGAACCATGGAAAAAGAGACGGGCATCAGCCGTTCGAGGCTTGATGATCTTTTCCACGAACGAATGGGCTCTCCGTCGCTTCAAGAATTTGTCACGCTATGCATGCTGTTTCATCAACGAGCATCAGCATGCTTGGAAGAAGCCATGAAAAACACCGGACAGAGCCACGGCGAAATCATCGAGGCCGCCCGCGCCTACGAGGCCAGCGAGCGCGAATCCCAGATCACCGATGATCTGGTCGAGCCGAGGTTCGAGGATCTGCCACCACAGGAGCTTGCTGCCAGCAGGGACATGAACCGCAATCTTGAAGCCGAAACACCGGACGAATGACAGATTTCACGGCTTTGCGAAAAACTACTATTATACACCTTTTTCAAATTATTAAAAATGACCGAATTCGACCACTTTTACGGTGGATAAGTCAAAATCGTTGAAAGGACAACGAAATGCCGGTGGAAAAGTCATCAAGAATCCATGCAAAAGATGTCGACGTGACCATTCACGCCGTCAACGGCGAAGACTACATCAGTCTCACCGATCTCGCCAGACACAGCAGTGACAGGACAGGCGAAGTCATCCGACGATGGCTGCGCCTATCGGACACCATCTCATTCCTCAGCACATGGGAGAAAATATCGAATCCAAAGTTCGACAGCGATGCGGCCGCAGCGATCTTGGCCCAATCCGGCCGTAACATCTTCTCCCTGTCCGCATCGGAATGGATAAGCAAAACCAATGCCATCGGAATCCGTTCGGAACGCGGACGTTCCGGAGGGACATACGCCCATAAGGACATCGCATTCGCTTTCGCATCATGGATAAGCCCGGAATTCCACCTGTTCGTCATCAAGGACTACCAACGCCTCAAAGACGCCGAAGCACAACGAACCGGAATCGAATGGCACGCAAGGCGAGAACTCACCAAGACGAACTACCGTCTCCACACCGACGCAGTGAAGGAATCACTCCAAGGCAAGGACCTGTCCAAATTCAGGGAACGTATCGAATACGCGTCAGAAGCGGACGTCATCAACCTCGCCGTGTTCGGAATGAAAGCGGCGACATGGAAGACGAATCACCCCGGATGGAAGGGGAACATGCGCGACTACGCCACCGTCAGAGACCTGGTCATACTCCAGAACATCGAGGCTTTAAGCGCCGCATACATATCACAGGGGTACAGCAAAATCGAACGCTTCAAGATGCTCAAGAACGAGGCCGACAGGCAAAGAGAAAGCCTCAAGGACGACGTGCCATCGATAGAACGTCTGCGAAACATCATTGAGTCCACGGAAGAGATCAAGGAAACGAATCGACCTGGAATCGAGAACGATGGAGGGAACGACGACGCCAAGTAGCACGGCTTCTGATCCACGTATAATGGGTTGTGACAGTACCCAGCGCGCGAGCGTCTTCGGCGCGGCGAACCAGGCTGGGTCGTTTCATATCACCGGCGGATACGACCTCGGCGCTTTCCTCGACCGCGCATGGAAGGAACACATCCGCATCATCGAACAACCATTACCGGACGGACTGTGCGGAGCGTGGCACGAGGCGAGCCGCACCATATTCCTCCACGACCGGCTCAACCAGCGCCAGCGCCGCTGCACCCTCTGCCATGAGCTCATCCATGCGAAGCACCACGATTCGGGATGCGGCACGCAGTATGGATTGAAGTGCGAGCGCCGTTGCCGCAGGGAGACGGCGTTGGCGTTGATCAGTCCGGTGGATTACGGGATGGCCGAGACGGTGTACGAGGGCAACACGTGGATGATGGCCGTGGAATTGGGTGTCACCATCCAGGTGTTGAACGACTACCGGCAGCTATTGTACGATTCCGGCGTGTGCGTGCAGTGATGATCTTTATACGCCTTCATACGACTTTATACGGGCTTATAAGACGTTATACCCGCTCAGATTCCTTATAAAAAAGACCCCCGGCGTCCGCATGGCCGCGAGCGCCGGGGGTCTGGTTTCTAGAAAAGCGAATCTTGTTTCGGAGGTGGGGTTGATTCGTGGTTGAGGACTTTTTCGATTGCCAGGTATTTTTTCATCATCTGGCCGTCGTCGTTGATTGTTGTCTGAACCCTCATGAGCACATCAAACTCGTCACGTCCTCTAAAGGATTCCTGGTTCGATGCGATTCTTTCCAGAAAGGCCTCATCTTCGATGGAGACCATGTGCTTGCGGAATCCGTCCGTGATGCGCCATTTGCCGTTTTTCCTGAACGAGATGTCCAACGCCTGTACGTGCAGCTTCTCGACACTGGTATCCGCTTCGGCGTCATCTGCGTGACAATATTCGAATATCTCGTCGGCTTCTTCCTCGTTAACGGAAATCTTATCGTCGTCGGATTCAAGCTCGACGGAATTCACGCCATTGGTTCTGGTAGGTTCTATGAAGTCTTTGACGTTCTTCACGAAGTCCGGGTCGCGGAACATTTCCAAAGCCGCTTTGCCAACTATGACTGTTTTCCCGTCGGGATACGTGATCTGCATCGCGGTGGGATCATCGTCGGCTTGACGCACTTCAGGCTCGGCGCCGTGATGCTCGGCGTAGGTCTTGATCGTCTTTATGCCGTCGATCATTACTCCGCCGAGGGCGGATGCGTTGATGATGGCCGTGACCGCTGGAGAATTGAACAGGTCTTCCGCCAATTGCAGATACATCATCAGATCGATGACGAATGAGCCTTCTTGCGTGGCTCGGGCTTTCAATGTCAGGGACGCACCGGGCGCTACCCTTCTCTGGACTGCATCGAAAGCGTCGGATAGTGCGATGAGGGACGGAGCCAGCTTCTTGACGTCTATCTCATGTGCCTGCAGCACCGGACCATCGTAATGAACGACGAAGCGAGTCGAGGTCATTCCCGTGTCATCATTCATAGCATCTCCTTTGCTTCAGTCTTTAGTTTGCAGGCGAGCGCAGGGTTTCGTCAATGTTTCTTCACAATCTGGATAATCCTGACACATTTTGATGATTTTGGCGAGCGCGGTTCGTCGTGTTCTGACTTGCATTACTTTCATTGTTATAGTATGATAGTTATATCAGGAAAGGAGGTGAACATGACACCATCGGAGATAATCACCAGCATCTCGCTCCTCGTCGCGAGCCTCGCGGCCCTCATCAAAGCCGTGACCGGACTCATCAAGGAGATGAGGCGGAAGCCGAAGAGGAAAAAGTGAGAAAGGGTTCCGGCCAGACTTGGGGGCCGGAACCCCATATCTCCGATTATGCCATGGAACATCATGAGAACGGAATCGATAGTCAGCGCGGTGTTCGCGCTCGGAACGGCGGCCAGCGCATGGTTCGGCTGGCCGTTCACCCTCACCGCCGGATGCGCCATCGTCAGCGCCGTCTTCGCGCTCATCGCAGGAAGGAAGGACTGACATGCCCATTGAATATCTGAGCTTTACCGAAGTGGCCGGACGCCTCGGCGTCAAGACGGGCGCCCTCGCCACCTACAAGCTCCCCGAACCCGACGCCACGATCGGCCGCACCCGCGGCTGGTTGCCAGAGACCATCGACCGGTGGAACGCCAGCCGCCCCGGCCGAGGCGTCGGCGGCGGCAGGCCACGGAAGAAGGCGGAAGATGGCGACCATTGACGCATACGACACCAAGAACGGACGCCGATGGCGCGTCATCTACCGCAAACCAGACGGCACGCAGACCAGCCGGCGCGGCTTCCAACGCAAACGCGACGCCCAAGAATGGCTGGCCGAACACGTCACCGTCGCCAAGGCCAGCGGAACGTACATCGACCCGCAGGCCGGACGCCGGAAGGTCGGCGGACTCTGGCCGGCATGGATAGCCAAGAAGCGCGTCTCGTCAAAGGCCAGCTACGTCGAATCGCTCGAACGCGCGTGGCGGGTCCATGTCGAACCGCAATGGGGCGCGCGCACGCTCGAATCACTGACCCGCGCCGAAATCCAGGAATGGGTCAGCGGGCAGGCCGAAAGCAAGAGCGCCACCGTCGTGCTGCGCAACCTCGGAATCCTGCGCGGCATCTGCGCCGACGCCGTGTCCGACAGGCTCATCCCATCCAACCCATGCGACGGCATCGAGACGCCACGCAAGAAGCACAAGGAGCACACGTACCTCACCGTCGAACAGCTGTTCCGACTCGCCGACGAATCCGGCGACCGGCGGACGATGGTGCTCGTGCTCGGCCTGTGCGGACTGAGATGGGGCGAGATGGCCGGACTGCACGTCGAGGACGTGGATTTCGCCAGACACCGGCTTTCGGTCAGACGGAGCGCCACCACAGTCGGCCACGAGGTGGTGGTCGACCTGCCAAAATCCGGCCGGGCAAGGCAGGTCGTGTTCCCCAGAACACTCGACGCCCCACTACGTGAGCGATGCGCCGGGAGGGAAGGCGGAGAGCCGCTGTTCCCCGCGCAGGACGGCGGATATCTGGCGCGCACCGCGCCGCCGAACGACCCGACCAAGTGGTTCTGGCGGGCGAAGAGGCGCGCCGGCGTCCCTCTCGGACTCACCTACCACGACCTGCGCCACACCGCGGCGAGCCTCATGGTCAGCTCCGGAGCGAACGTCAAGGCCATCCAGAACCAGCTCGGCCACGCGAGTGCGGCGATGACCCTGGATGTGTACGCCGACCTGTTCGACGACGATCTGGACGCGGTCGGGCTAGCGATGGATTCGTTGCTGCTTCGGGAAAATGTTGCCAAAATGTTGCCAAAAACGACTGCGAGCGCGGCGTGATTCAAGCGGTAGTAGGGCTTTCGGGCTTGATGTAGCGGGATTCGATTCCCCGCATCTCCACGGATTGAAAGCCGCCAGAAATGGCGGCTTTTTCCTTTATTTCCAACGGTTTCCGCCACTTTTGCAATTCGCTGCAATTCACCCTTTATCGCGATATTTCTCAAAAACATGGGCAAAATGT